GTCGGGATCGTATTGAGTGCACATCGCGACTTCACCAACTTGGTTGAACGTCGTTGACGAATCAGCCAGGTCAGACCTGAACTGGAAGATGCACCCGTCCAACCTATACTGCGAGTACATGCGCGCCATTGTGCTCAAGTATGGGAACGTGGTTGCCAATCCTGGATTGAGCGCATAGCCCTTCGTAGTGAAGTTTTGCGACGAATACACAGGTCCTACATATTCGCGATAGACAATGACATTGGCATCTTTGTTGCCCTCGAATTCTGGGAGTAAGCCTCGGAGCAACAAGTCGCTGCCCGCGTGCTCACCGACATGCATGTTGAGTGAGGAGTTCTTCGTTCGATAATCTCCTTTGCCAGTGAAATATCGAACGGCAGAATGCGCCAAGGAGCCCAAGGCTCCGCCAAGCAGTGCTCCCTCCGGGCCGAAGGCAGATCCAATCGCCGATCCGAGCCCCATGCCTAGTGCATTGCTTGGTCGCGCTGGTCCTGATGACGCCGATTTGTATGGCACGACATAATCACCGCTACCTTTTATGCTCTTGCTCTTCTTCTTCTTCGATGAGACTGCCTTGGCAAATTTCACCAGTTTTTTCGCTTCTTTCCTTTCTTCTCGCTTCTTCTTCTTAGTGCTCTTGCCACCGCCAAGCAATTTGGGGCGCAGATAAACACGTTCAGGCTTGAAGTTCAACTTTGACACTTCGTCCCACACTCGGGTGTTCGGCGAGAACGAACTAGTGAAATTGTCGAGCGTATCGTTCAACTCAAGCCCCACCATGGCATTGAGCTGTCCATAGATGGCCGCCAAGGGTAATACCGGACCTATCGTGACTGTGTGCTGCAAGGTAGGACCATTGATTATTTGCACAGGCACTGACCAGAACGAATCACCAGCACAGTGTAGATAGATCGGGTCATTGCAGAGATACAAGTCATCAGACACACACAAGCTGTCCTTAAAAACTGACAGCATGTACTCACCCGACTGCAAACTCTCCAGTTCGGCCATAGCTTGTGTGACGGAATCAGCACTCGTCTCCAACACCAGCGTTCCGTCCGGACGCAGGATTTTGATGTTGCCGTTCTTAGCCCGTTGTCGATTGTTGCGCTCCTTTCCCGAAATCGACCACGCGGCTGCGATGATCTTCTTACGCACCAAACGCGCGTAGCCGCCGTCGCGACGTAGTTCAGGGAGTATCTTGTGTTGTAGGGCTCTTGGGACAGGTGTGAGTTCGGCTGGAGAGCAAGAAGCCTTGCTAGGGATTGGCGGCATGCGAGTTGGTCCGGAGGTGTCAACATCGCAAGCATGATGAACAAAAGGATCAGAAATTGGCTGACCGGGCTCGGCTTTGGCGTACAACTCGGCTATGCTCTCAATCAACAGTGGAATGCAACCATAACGATGGCACAGTTGTTCAATTGTCTTCGCACAAGGTGCGGCTGGCTTGTCCTCTAGTGGTTTCCACGGCTCCGGAGGCGGCACCCACGCCACTACGCCGGTCGTCAACTTGAGCACTCGTTCCACGAAATTTCGCAGCGGAGGAATGTGCCACACGTAGTTCTTGAGGCCCAAAGCAATGCCCTTGGCATATGCTGCGCATGTTACCTTCTGAGGTGGATTACAACTGTAGCCAAGTCGCGCGAATAGTCGCCCCATCTTCGGCGTCAATCGTGGGCCTTGTTCCGTTTCGTAAACAGTTCCTGAAAGCAGTTCCACCTCATCATAGGAGTCGACGAGCTTCATCTCAAGTTTCATGCCGAGTTTCGCGAACGCTGCCGTGAGGTCCGGAATCGGTTGCGCGCACCCTCCAGCTGCGTCATCACTACTGCCTATAATCTTGATCTTTGCGGTGACTTCATGCAGGGTCAGTCCTTGATTGCGAGCCATCTCAACAGTGTGCGCCAATTTGTTGCGGCGATCATTGGCCAGGAACGTGTGCGGGTCTCCGCTGTATCGCAAACCAGTGGGCTTGGAAATCACGATGCCAAAAGGTGCTGATGCGCGATAGTGCATGATGGCGCGCAACAACTGCATGAC